CCCAGACTCCGGTTGCCTCATCCTGCGTCGTTGTGATTGCGCCGGTCGGTTTGCAGGTCGTGATGCTGTTGACGCTGCCGCTGAATCCTTGATTTGCCCAAGCGTTCATGATCGCGGTTGCGATTTGTTTGCTCACGTCGTAGTCAATCGAAAGGCATGACAGCACGACTTGCGAACGCCAGCCCTGCGCGGAATTTGTCCGCCACGCCGGCTCTGTGGTGATATCGAAAATTACTGTTTCGTCGAAGTAGCCGTCGTTGTCGTCGTCTCGATCCTCGGCCTCCTCGCGTGCGTCGATTTCAGCCACCAGCCGATCCGGCGGAACAAGCGCCGCGAGCGTCTCTGTTGCCGCCCACCATTCGCCAATCACTCGATCAATGCCACGCTCTGACATTATCGCACCGTCGCTTTCTTTTTGCTGCCGGTGCTTTTGAGCGACTGTCGCAGGCTGCCACCAATCGCCGAGCCAAACATGTGCAGATTGTCCTCGACTGCAGGCTTGAGAAACGGTCGCTGTTTGCCGTCGCGCCTGAACTCCCACATTGCCATATACGGCGCGATCTTCTTATCAACAAACGTGCGGGCCTCGATCTTCTTTCCCTTCGTTCGCAGCTCCGCGGAGATACTCTGCCGCCCCTTGCCTGTCCTCATTCGCGGAGGCTCGCCCGGAAGGCTTGCCCCGCTGCGGTCGCTGGCTTGGCGTATGGTTGCCCCAGACAGGTCCGCCTCCGCCATCAACGCCAATTTGCCGTATTGCTTCTGCTCTGCCCGGAGTGCCTTATTGGCTGCCCTGAGCCTCTGCGTTTTGTCCCGCTGCCTTCGTCGATATTCGCGACGAATGCCCACCAGCGCCTTACTGGTGCGTTTGCGGGCCTGCCTCACAGCCTTCAGTGTCCGCCGTCGCAGTTTGCCGGACTTTTTCGCCAGCTTGCGGGACTGCTTTAGCGTGGCCTTCAGCGTCCGTTTCGTTTGCCGCGTTGCTCGTTTGCTTGATCGCTTCGCCGTGCGTGCGAGGCTGTTTGATTGCAAGAATCGATCAACACGACGCACACGTTTCCGGGCCTGCTTGCGCACCGCCTTCGCATTGCGAGCCACGGCCTTGTTGGCCTTTGCTCGCAGTTTGGCGAATTGTGATTTTCGGCGTCGCTTTGCCACGGATCAATCCTGCGTGTTTTCCATTGCGTCTCGTGCTCGTTGTCGTCTTCTGCGCTGCATTTCTGCCCGTCGCTCTCGGCTCCGTGCAGCCTTCGTGGCTGCTGACGGTGTCTGCTGCTGCGGCTTCATTGCCGACAGTCGCTCTCGCTCCTCTGCCCGTCGCTTTCGCTGGCGTGCGTTCTTGCGGTCGCGTTCCTCTTTGGTCATCTGATAACGCTTGCTCACCAGTTGCCTTGCCACTCCCTTACAGAGTGTCGCGGCGTGTTGCAGGGCCTTTCCTGTTGCGGTCTCCAGGCTCCGCATCAGCTCCGGCCTGCGGTCGATCTTCTTTTTAACTTTAACGCTCACGTGTCTGATCGCCTGCAAATCAGATACGGCAGATCGATTCGACTAAACTGATTTTCCAGCCTCTCAATCCTGAATGCCTTCCCTGCAGCATCCACTACGGTGTCAACCGCGGAGATGTCGAGCAGGCTTTCGATGATGCAGTAAAACTCCGTCTCCATGCCACGCCGCTTGCCATCCTCGGTCATCTGGATATCAGCCGACGATGTGAACCACTTTGCCCGAATGCTTCCGGCCTCCGTGGTAACTGCCGACTGCTTCGCCTTCGCCTGCGTCGTGTAATGTCGCCGCCTTCGAAGCGTGATGAATTCGGTGAGTTGCTGGTGACAGTAGTGCCGCTGCATTGCCGTCTCTGCCGGGTCGCTGTACAGCACTCGCCAAACTGTCGAGACAGCCCCGCGCTTGATGGTGAACAGGTCCCCGGCTGAAACTGTTGTGCCCTCTGCTGCGGTCCATACGTGCGCCCTGCGAATCGTCTGCCTGTCGGGCTGCTCAATCACTCGCACAGTGCGCGGCAGGCTGCCGCCAGCGGACTTCGTCCACGTGGCACGCTCGCCCAGCTCGTCTGTGTTGAGGATTGCGCAGGCATCAACAGCCATCTGATCTCGCAGGCTCATTTCTGGCCCTTTGCGTCAGCCTCTTCTTTGCTCACCAGCGTGAGATATTTTGCACGGACGAGTTCGGAGAGTTGCTTTTCCAGATTCACCTTGCGGGCGAGCGAGGAAAGCAACTCGATGCGCTGCGGCTTGTCAGTAAAGGTCAGTTTGCCTGACTTTGGATTTTCCTCAGTTCCGGCCGTCACACGAAAGCCGAATTGGCCGTTTGTGGCATTCGGTCCCGCTGTCAATGTCATTGCCTTGAGTGCCATTGTGTTCGCTCCAAATCATCGCCAGAAAAGTGCTGCGGATGTGTGGCGTCACACCCGCAGCCCCGGCAAGCCGTCGCCTGCCGGGTTGCTCAGATTGCATCAAGTGAAGGTGGTGAGAACAGCATTCCACCAGGCACCGTAGCCGATGTTGTATCGAGCGTAGGTGCCCATCTGGAGCTGCTTCATGTTCATGTCATTGGCGCCCTGCACGTTGGCCGTCAGAGACTCGCGATTCTGGAAAATCAGTGGTCGCAGAGGAACGTCAACGCGGAGCAGGTAGAACTTCGCGGCGCTGGTGAGGTGCGTTGACATCACCACTTCCGGCCGGTCAATCACGACGTTAGTGTCACCGCCGCCAGTGAGCAGCTTGTTGAAAGTCTTCTTCGCGATGACTTCCAGCTCCTTCGGCACGAGGCAGACGAACTGCATTCCGCTGTTCACGCCGGTGAGAACGTCTTCATGCAGCGGCTCGCCGTTGTCATCCTTGAAGCCCATCATGGCAGCGCGGGCTGCCTCGTAGGCGCCGAGGAATTCAGCTTCGGTCGGAGTCGTCCCGGTGGCTGCGGCGTAAGTCAGATCGTTCGACTGACTGCCTGAGTCGCCCCAGACGTGGTCTGTGTCGAAGAAGAATTGGCCGTCGAAGCAGGCGGTGCTTTCGCCGTTCATGATTGCAGTCATCAGGAGCTTGTCCGGATGCCGTGCGGCACGCTGAGCCAGAGTTGTCAGGGCACCGTCATAGAGGCCGAGGCGGTCGTCAGCGACGTCCTTTTTCTCGATCTCCAACGAGCCTTCCCACTCCTTGTTCAGCAGGGTGTAGGTCGCCCCGCGGAGCTTGTTGTATTGCCGATCCCCGAGGTACTCGCGGATCGCCGGCATGGCGCCGAGGATGCCGTACTGCTCATCGGCACCATTGCTGGCGACAACAGTACAAATCTGCGGGTAGAACGTCCGCACTGCAGCGGACTCGCGATTGAATTTTGCGGTCAGCGCCCGCGATGCGGCCACTGCTTTTGCTGTATCCAGAGCCATTGCCCTGATCTCCTTTGAAATTGTGAGTGAAAGCGAATTGAATCAGATCAGGAACGACGGGCTTCGAGGTCTGCCACGCGGATTTGCAGGTTGCGAATTACGCTCAGGACAGTATTTGCCTCGTCCTGTGTCGAGAATCCCCAAGCACTGCTGTTGATGGTGTTGGCGATTGCATAGTCAGGCGTGCCGGGGCTCGTGTGCGTGATCGTGGTCAGCGCCGCAACGGGCAGGGCGCCAGTGCCGACGGGCTCAATTTCGACAATCAATTTCGTTGCTGACACGAAGCCCACGCACTTGCCAATTGGAACGCTGGTCGAGCCAATTGAGGTGTTGATGGTGTAGTTATCATCACCGTAGATGATGTCGCCGACGTTGGCCTGCGTGTAGGTGCCAGCGCCCACCAGAACGAAGTCGCCTTCGGTCCACACTTCCACGGTGATGTCACCGTCGCCGCCGCTGCTGTTGTCGGCTTCACCATTGGCGATGCCAACGAAGCCGTTCACGCCGGTGGCGGTGTCGTCATCGGCATAGCCGCCAGTCGTCAAGAAGACGAGCGTGCCGTCGTAGATTTTTGTGGATGCTTTGACCGGGTAGGAACGTCGGTTGCCGTCCTGCCGCTTGATGATCTGATTCTCTGTGACCGCCATCGCGGTGTTCTCCTGTGAAAATGAAAACGGACAGTAACGGGTGTTTCAGTGCTTGGGAGCGTGAGCAATCCACTCTTCTTCACTCATGCCGAACGTCATGCCAAGCCGCTGCTGCTCAGCAAATTCGGCACGGGCTGCAGCATGCGGATCTGCGGTTGTGGTGTCGCCGGTCGCCGGGAGGACAACGTTTTTGCGGACGAGGATTTGGCTCAACGCGGCCTGTGTTTCCTCGACCGTGAAGCCAGCATCCACGAACTGGTTGAATTTCTCCGAGGCTCCTGCAAGATCGCAGAGTGCCCGGATCTTCTTGCATCGCACTCGCTCGGCTTCTGCAAGATCTGCAGTCGGTGTCAGCACAACAGGCGGAGCCGCTGCCGACAATTCGGATGGAGCTGCTGCTGGAGCAGCCGGGGTTTCGGTGATGGTTTCGGTTGTTGATTCGGCGGCCATCGGCTGCCCTTTCGTGCTGAAGTAGCGGTCCAGAAAACCGGCAATCCGCGCCCGGACCACGTCGGGTTCCGCGTCGCCGAAATAAGTGTTCAGCAGGGCTGTTGCCTGTGCTGGAAGATTGCGAAGGTCGGCATCGAGCGAGAAGAATCCGCCGCGGGTTGCGGCCGGCTCATCAACCACGTCGGCAGCCCGAAGTGCGGTCATTCGGATCGGCCAGCGGTCGCCCTGTTTAGGGTTTTCGCGTCGCTCGAATGCCTGCAGATTGGCCGTGTCGTTTCGCGGTGCCAGACTCACACCAAACGCTCCCGGATCGGCTTCCGCAAGATCCATCACGTAATTGCCGAGGTCGCCTTGTGGGCTGGTGAATGCGGCGTCTGCGATGTGCAAATCCGCCCGGAGTGTCTCGCCTTCAATCCGCCAATTCGCCCAGCGTCCGAGGTAAGATCCCATGCCGTCGCTGGACATATTCGGGTGCGTGAATCGGGCCTTAACGCCAGTGCGGCTTTGCTGTGCGAGGCTAAGAGCCTGCTGCAGCGTTTCCATGTCCACTGTCCACGGTCTGGCGTCGCCCTCGTTAAGGTCGCCCACCTGCATCATGGACGCGCCGTAAATCACGTTTGCCTGCCGGTCCACGCGCTGGGGCTGGTCGCGGATCGCGTCCGTGCGGAATGCGTCTGCTGGCGGTGCTGTGCTGATTGCGGTCGTCATCGCTTGTCCCTCGCTCGCATTTGTGCCTGCACTTTTTCGGACCACGCTTTTCCGGGATCGCCGCCCCACAATGCCCAGGCGATTCGGCCGTTACTCGGAAAGCCGGGTTCTCCGGGACTGAAGCCCTCGCCCTGCTTGTCTACTTCGTGCCTGGCAAAAAAACTTACCATTCGGTTGATCGTGCGGGGACTCATTGGCTTGCCGTTGCTCAGATCCCGAGCACGGGCCACGCCAACAGCGGTTCCGCCGCGCTTGTATTCGCGTCTCCAGGCAAGCCCCTTGCGGGCCTCTGCTCGCACGCCTGCAGGTGGGGTAAAGTCGATGCCGTCGTACTTTGCCAACAGTGCTGGGGTCGCCGTCTGCGTCGCCATGTCGCCATCGGAAACAGGCTGCCCGTTTGGCCTTGCGGTCGGCTCTGGCGTATCGTCATCAACATCGTCTGTATCGTCGATGTCATCGCCGATATCATCGAGCCCAAGCCCTTGCCGAAACTCGATCATGCGGGCTTCCATCTCTGCTTTCGCTCGCTGCTCTCGCTCGATCTGCTGGAGGGTCTCGTCGAAGTCGCGGCCACGTGCGGCAAGGCTTTCAGTCTGCGTCGTCAGGCCAGCCTCAATTGCCGCGACGTCTGCCTTCACTTCCTTGTCCGGATCAACCCACGGCCAGCCTGGCGGTATCCA